TAAATGGTTTAGCACGAGAGAGTCTAACATTTTTTGGAAACACAAATGTAACTCTAAATGGTACAAATTATCATCAGTATGGTTCTGTTGGAATGACTGAAGGTGGTGTTTTTGGATCTAATCTTGGAAGTAGTGGTCTTTCAGGTCTAGCAACTCCTAGTGATGAGGAATTTATGGGCTTTTTCGGTGGTAATTTAAACAACACAGAAGGCTTTTGTGTAATGAGTAATGCTGATTTGATGTTTATTAGTAATGCTGGAAACGGAGGTGTAGCACTACAATATATTGATGAAGATAATTATCCCTCTACAAGCCCAAAATCATGGAAAATAACTGACACAGGAACTATAGTCCCATCTTCTGATGAAAGAATAAAAACATCAGTAAATACTTATAAAAATAGTGATTTTGAAAAATATAAAAAAATAAGAACAATAACATATAAATTAAAAGAAAGTGAATTTCCAAGTCAGGAAAGGAGAAAAGATCCGAAATATGTTCTAAAATATAATAATATTCATTTTGGTGTTATTGCTCAGGAATTATATGAGATATATCCCGAACTAGAAACATCAATAGGAATAAATGAAAGGGAAGATTGGAAAAGTAAAAAAGAAAATTGGAAAGAGTTATATCCAAAAGAATTAGAAAAATGGAATAAAAGAAAATTAGATTTTGATAAATCAAATGGGAAAGAAAAAAAAGAATTCAGAGTAAGAAAACCTACTGAAAATTTTGATATAGAAGAACCAATGAGGTCAGTTGACTATAACAGAATAAGTTTATTAACTGTTGGTGTAGTTCAACAATTAATTGAAACAGTTGAAAAACAACAAGATCAAATTAATTCGTTAAAAACGACTATAGATAAATTAAATGAATCAAAAAGTTTCAAAGAATTTAAATCTAATTAAAATAATATAGGTATGTTAAGATGTTTTACAAAAAAAGATAATCAAGATCAAAATTATACTTATTGTATGAGAGGAAAAGAAGCATTAAAATATACAAAAATTAATCAAAAAAACAAACTTGTAAAAGAATTAAGAAAAACAAGATTAGATAGATTAAAAACTCGTGAAGATAAAAGAGATAAAATAAATGAATTAATTGAAAAAAATAAAAATAAAAAAAAAAAAGCTACATTAACACGCATTAGAAGAGAAGTATTAACAAATGTAGCAAAAACACGATTAAAAGATATTAAAAATCAATCAAAAAGTTTCAAAGAATTTAAATCTAATTAAATATTAAATGGCTGACAAAAAATTTTCAAAAAAGTATGTTCCTGATTCTTTAAGTGAAAAAGATAAAAAAAAACAAAAAAAACAATTGGAAAAATCAACTTCTGATTATAAAAAAGGTAAATTTACACCTAGAGAAAAATTAAAAAGTTTTCAATCTAGACCATCAAGTTTTGTACAGCAAGTTAAAGAAAAAACAGGTTTACCAATAAATATAGATAAATTAGCGGATAAATTCAGTAGAACCGATAAAAGAAAAAAAGAATTAAAAAAAGGCATGGAGGAAGTTATAATGAAAGGGAAAGGGGCTTATTTTGCTTCAGGGTCACGTCCCAATCAAACTCCTATGAGTTGGGGAAAAGCAAGACTGGCTTCTGTTTTAGTTGGAGGTGCTTCTAGAAAAATAGATAAAAAAATAGTCGATAAATATAATTTACCGAAAATTTAAATTGTTTTTAGCGATTTTATTTCCCTATAGCTTTCATAGTTTTCTCGTGAGCTTGCTCAAAGCAAAATCCTTGTTTCATTAATTTTGTCATCATATCCATGTGTTTTTTGGTGTGATGAGATTTGTGTTCTTTCATCAAAGATTTTTGTCTTGATGATAATTCTTTTTTTGGTTTCATTACTGGTTTCATCATAGCTTTTGAATTTGGTTTATTCATAGGTTTAGCTTTTGGTTTGCGAGTTCCTCCGTAGTGAGTTGGCATTTTGTTTATATATTAAATAAACATTTTTATTTTGATGTGTCGATTTTTTTAATTCAAATATAATAATTGATAAATAAAATCGACACTTAATATATAAATATGGCATTACAAAAATATAAACCAGTTAAATCTACACGTAAGGATAAAAAATATATGATATTAACAGATTCAGGAATAGTTCATTTTGGTCAAAAAGGATATTCGCAATTTAAAGATAAAATTGGATTGTATTCTGATTTAGATAATAATGACCCTAATCGCAAAAGATTATATTATGCTAGACATGGTAGAAAAGCCAAAAAAGATTCCGCAAAGTTTTTTTCACATAAATATCTTTGGTGAACTGAAACTAAAATATAATCTTATAATATATCTATATTTATGACAGGAGCAGAATTAGTCGCATTATTAGCTGTAGTTGGTACTACAGTAAGCGGAATTTTAACTACTTTATTCCATAGTAGGTGTTCAAAAATTCGTTGTTGTTGGGATTGTATCAATTGTGACAGGGAAATATTACACGAGAAAGATGAGCAAATTATCCCTAATGAAGTAGAAGCTCGAGAAGTTGAAACAAATAATAATAATAATTAAAAATTAAAAATTATAATTAGAAAATAAAAATATTATTTAATTATATAAATATGCTAGCATATGACAAACGAGATACTTTCAAACTTATATTGGAAAGTGAAAATCCTGATACATCAGTTGAAGCAAGTGGGCAGTATAGTTTCAAACTTAATTTACCTGCTAAAAAAGTAAATTATCAGAAATTTTATTTATTTGTAGATAATGCTCAATTTTGTTTAAAAGGATTAACAACAGAATCAATCAGAGTACAAGCAACTTTACCCCAATATAATTCATATAGTTCAATAACAAAAGCTAATAATACTGTAATTGCTTGTATTTTTAACCCAAATACAGCATCAGGAAGAACAGCAGATTTGACTATTGGTTATCAAAATTCAACTGCTCCAATAGAAATTAATTCGTTACCTCAAGATATAAGAATTGATATAGTGGATCAAGATAATACTGGTGTAAATTTCAGTAACGCAAATAATTTTTGGTATTTAGATTTAAGAATTGAAGCGTATTATGACATGGAATAAAATCTCAATATATATTAATATGAATATAATCTTAGACAGAGATTACCATGAAGTTGTTGGTAAATTGATAAAATTTGAAATGACAGAGGAGATGAGATTAGGACAAGAATTATTATCTAGAATACCCTATAATTATATTGGAGAACAAGAAGAGCTTTTTAAAAACAAAACGGATTTAAATCCACTTGCGATGAGTGAGGAAGATTTGAGTGATTTAATACCAAAATTAAATTTTAATATGCCTGAAACAAAACTACGATTTATGGAAAAATTATTTATTGAAAAAAAAGATTATTGGAGTTTATTTGAGTTAATTAAAGATGAACACCCATATAATCTGACAAATGATTTTGCTGTTTACACATATTGCCGACAATTATGTGGAATGCCTGTTACAAATGAGGAACACAGAAAAATACAGCAGGACTTAAAGACATTAAAAAAAGGTATGAAACAAATTGAAAACAAGAAAATGAAAAAAAAGAAAGGTGTTTATTCAGTCAAATTTTAATTGTTGTATAATATTAAGTATGATGACACCTTACCAAAAACAGTGGGCTAAATTAAATAAAGATAAAATTAATTCTAATCAAAAAAAGTGGCGTGAAAATAATAAGGAATATTATAGGGAATATATGAAAGAATATATGAAAACATACAGAAAACAAAAAGATGAACAAGTAAAATTGAAAAATAGAATAAAAAGGGGTTCAGTTAAACTTGATAAAAGAAAAGCCCCAATGTTCACTTTAATTCAAAAACCAATAACATTATCATTTGATTAATACTTTGTTTTAAACGAATTAAATTATTTTTAATTATTTTTCGTTATTATAATTGAAAATAATTTCTTTCTATATAGTATAAAAAAATGGACGAAATTGACAAAATACTTGAGGAGGACACTGATGAAGAGCAACAAGAAATTAAAGAAGTTCCAGCACCTAAAAAGGTAGTGAAAAATACAGGATCAAAATCAATTGAGAAACCTAAAAAGCAGAAAACAGAGGCACAGCAAAAAGCATGGGAGAAGGCTTTAGCAACACGCAAAGCTAATATTGAGAAAAAAAAAGCGGAAAAACTTGCGGAGAAAAATGCTGTAAAACAAGCAAAACAAAAAGCCAAAGCTGTAGCAGATCAAGAAATAGCAGAAATTAAAGAAAAAAAGAAGAAAAAATTGCCACCAATCCCTGAGCCTGAGGAGGAGGAGGAGGTAAGTGACATTGAAAATGAACCTGATGATAATCCTGATGATGAGGATTTTGAGGAGGAAACAGAGGAAGAATCTGAGGAAGAGGAGGTTGTTGTGAAAAAGGTTAAAAAAGTGAAAGCTAAACCCAAGCCTAAACCCAAACCTAAAAAAAAGAAAAAGGTCATATATGTTGAGGAAGATGATGAAACAGAAGAAGAAACAGATGAAGATGATGAACCTGTAATTGAAAAAAAGAAAAAAACAAAACCTAAACCTGCTGAAGGTGAAACTAGTTCTGATCCGTACGAAAAACTTGATTTTAGGACTAGAGCAAGAATGCGAGGTTTCTAGCTTGTCGATTTTGTTAATCAATTATTATAATAGACACTAAAAAATCGACACATTGTAAATCACTTAAAAATAAATTATAATAATATATTAGCGGATATACTCGCTCACTAATTATTCCGTACATTTTCAATTTTTATTAAATATATATTATAATAATAATCATACATATATTATGAATAAAAAAATTTTATATGATATTTTTTGTGGCACTAAATCTGTTTCTAATGTTGCTATTGAATTAGGATATGATGTAATAACATTAGATATAGAAAAAAAATTTAATCCAACAATTTGTATTGATTTTTTAGATTGGGATTATACAACAATTGAAAAAATAAATCATATACATTTTAGCCCTGATTGTTCATGTTATTCTATGGCAAGTGGGGGTAAACATTTTAATAAACAAAAAGAACCTCTAACAAATAAAGCAAAAAATTCTTTACTAATATTGGATAAAATAAAAAAATGTATTTCATATTTAAGAAATAAATTTCCAAATTTAACATTTACAATTGAAAATCCGAGAGCAAGAATGCGTTGGTTTATTAATGAATATCCTTTAAAAGGTGTATGCTATTGTAAATATGGATTTGATAGAATGAAACCAACTGATATATGGACAAATATAGATTTTGATAATAAAATGTGTAAAAATAATAATCCAAATTGTAACCATATTAGATGCCCAAGAGGTTCATTAAATGGAACTCAAGGATTAAAAAAAATAGACAGATATAAAATACCAAAACAACTTATTTTAGAAATTTTACAAAATTAAAATAAATCAATAAAATAAATAATATAAATATTTAAAGTTTTAATGTTTATTTAGTTTATAACTAATTAAATGTTAACACGAGAAATTTGTAAAGCATTAGAACCTTATGTGATAAAATTAGCAGAAGTTCTGAAAAAGAAAGGTAAATTAGATGAAGTTTATTCACAAAATCCACATATAGATGATGAGCAACACGAAGGTATTTGGCTATTTATTGTTTACATAAAAGGAATGATACAACAAAAAAAAGTCAAGCGATTATTTGAACAAATAAATGAAACAGTTAAAAACGAAAAAAAAGTAAAAAATTTTATTTATAACATGTTAAAATTGGATCATAAAACAGCGAATAATATTTGGAGTTGGTATGAGTATGAGGAAATGGGAATATGTAATGAACTAGATTGGGACGAGGTGAAATTTAGCACTTATGAACTACATTAGATTTACTTCGTGAATATAGATTTTTTCTATTTTTAGAAACCAAAAAAAAGTACTCGAGCATCTCAAAAAATTGAAATGCTTTTTTCTCATTCTGATATAGCATCAATATGTCAAGCCAAATGAACCAAAACCACATCGCTCTGATGAATGAGATCGAAAGTTTGTCAAAGCGTTACTTAGCTGTATGCCGTCTTACACAATATCCATCTGTGTATTATACAAACTGGGTAGATAGAATGTGGGAAGAAAAAACATTCGAAGGATTAACTCCTGAATGTGAACCCATTCCCGAAAGACTGATTGCTCCTAGCGGTTTGTGGATTAACACTGATGACCCATTGGCACAGCTTCTAGGGTGGGCAATTGAAGAAGGGTGGGAAAATGAGTGTCAGGCTTAAGTGCCGTTGGAATATTAGGGTAAGGTAGGTCTAAATATAGAATTTTCTTATTGCTAAAAATAGAAACCAAAAAAAGTACTCGAGAAACTCAAAAAATTGAAATGCTTTTTTCTCATTCTGATATAGCAGAAATGTCTCAATACAAGAACTACACCGAAATGATGAAGGCTAAGTTGCCGTTGGATTTACAGGATATTATCCTTGACCATGTCTTTGAAAGTAAAAAAAAATGGTATGCTGATGATGTTGTGATTACGATTAGCGATTCAGTAAATGATAACAGGGATTATAATTGTGAGAGAGAATATTCATCTCTTCGCGGTGATTGTAGTAAGGTATGTAAGTGTCATTGCTGTTTAAGTGATAACGCAATGGAACTTAAAAACGAATTTAACAAATTCGCTTTTATGAAAATAATTGCGAATAGACGTAAGATATGTAAAATCGACATGAAAAGGGCTAAGGCTATGCGAATAATGTTGTAGAGCCAAAACAAATTAAAAAGTAGGTTGTCGATTTTGTTGATCAATTTCTATAATCAAATCCAAAAAATCGACACATCAAAATAACAAATAAAATATATGTATGATTAATGATAGAAATAGTTTTAGGGTGTGTATTTTTTTTTGTTTAGCTATAGGAATAAAGTTTTTATTTAAAAATGTTCCAAAGTTAAAGAAATAACTAAATAAATTTATAAATGAGTGAAAATAAAGAATTTAAAGTTTGGCACAAGACAATGAAGTGTATTTGCGGACAGGAATTATCACTAGATATTTTAGGGAAAAACTTTGAAAAACATATAAAAACAGATCCAATACATTTAAAATATATTCATAAATTATGGAAAATAAAACAAAAACAATTGAAAAAAAAACAAAAATCAAACCCTATTATCCCATCAGAAAAAGTCTCTTCAGTTACCCATGTAGAATGTGTAAAACAGAACAACAATTCTTGATCTGTAATGATTGTGTACAAAAAATTAGAATTAATTAAATTATTTTTTCATTTTTCTTAACATATCTCCGCCTATTTTTCTTTTGGGTGGTTTTTTCTTTTTCCTCATCATTGATGCCATAACTGGTTTTCTCCGTGCCATCATCATGACTGTTGGTCTTGGAACAATCCCTTCACTGCCTGAAATTAAATTTTTCATTAAAAAAGCCATTTTATAATATTTAAAAACAAAAAAAAAATAATTAACAAATTATTAATTAACAAATTAAAAAAAAAATATATATTAATAATATAAAATGTCTACGCCCGACCAAGTCCAATTCTCAAACAACCCAGTTGAAGGCACACAAGCCGAATCTGAACTGGTAATTTTCCGCTCTGAACTTACAGAGTATAACCCCAGTTCAAATAAATTTATAAGAATTAATTTACCTGTTGCCGATAAAGCGTGGATCGACTGGAGTGATTCCGTATTATCACTCAAATTTACTAATCGGTCTGCCGATAGTGCTGGAGATTCTGCTGATGCTAAAGTAAATCCCACCTTAAGTGACCTCATAAAATCTGTCTCCGTGCTTAATTCACAGGGTGAACAGATAGAGTACGTGAACAACTATAATTTAATATCAGCGGTAATGGATGACTACAGTTATGGTAATAATCACAAAGCTTCTGTTGAACAAATTCTTGCTGGTGGTTCTCCCGATGGTAATCCTGCTAGTTCAGACTCCGTGTTCGTTTTAGGTTCTGCTGGGGCAACTGTTGCTGATGGCGGTAACATTGTTTTAGTTGATCGCCTTATGACTGGTTTCACAAGTGGTCAATACCTCTTACCTTTAGGATATCTGGTGGGACAAGCTTGTAGTTTAGTGATTGAGTTAGAAGATGCTTCAACAGCTTTAACTTGCGAAACTCCAGCTAATTGTACAGCAGGATATAAAGTCGAAAATGTTCAGATAAGAGCTAAACAGATTAGGTTTAATGCTATGTTCAATGAAAGTTTCGAAAGAACTTTAGCTGAAGCAGGTAACGTAGGCATCAATTATATCACTGAAAGTTATTTACACAATCAAGCCAGTATTCCAGCTTCTACAGGTGCGGGTGTCACAAATATACCTTTCAGCACCAATCCACGATCTGCTAAATACATTTTAGCCACTGTTCGAGCAGAAGCTGATATAACAGATGTATCAAAACATTCGATAAGAAATAGATCAGGTGGATCTATTCAAGAATATAGTTGGGAGATTTCAGGCAAAACTCTCCCCTCCCAGCCCATACAAGTAAACAATACAGCCAATGCTCAGAACTATGCTCAAGCCTACGCTCAAGTGCTTGACTGTCTCGGGCAAATTGGAGCAATCAATCATAACACACTTGTATCGACTGCTGGAACTAATACATTGTTTTACAGTGATACTATTGGAACAGCATGTAAATTCGTTGCTGGTTTGCCTCTTGAAGACTTCAATTCAGCCACAAATCCGTCTGTTTACTCTGGAGCTAATCTTACAACAGTTGGTCAAATGAGTTTCCGACCAAATTTCCGTGCTACTGTGTCAAATGCTCACCGTGTTGATTTCTTCACCTCTATCGACATGTCAATTCACTTTACCGTCGATGGCAGACTTTATTCGGTCAAATAAAAAATTTATTAATTTTCAGTGGCGTCAGTGCCAAATAAATTGTTAATTAAAAATGAACAAAAAAAAAATATATGTTATAAATATATATAAAATGCCTTATCAGAGATTAATGCCAAAGAATAAACGTCAACAGCAACCTCATTCGCTTTCTTTACCAAATACAACTCCCCGAACAGATCCAGTTATGGTTAAGGGAGATATGGTTATTTCAAGGAACTTTACTTATAAATTTAGAACTTATTAAAGTGTCGATTTTTTGATGTCAATTATAGATATTAGTCAACAAAATCGACACAATTAAATTTTAATTAAATTTTAATTAATTGATAAATAAACAATTAATTAATATTTAAATTTTTTTTATATATTTATAGTATAAATAATGCCAAGAACAAAAGGAGCAAAAGACAAAGTTGAAAAAAGAGCAATTAATACAAAAGCAACACCAGCAGAACGACAAGCGTTAAACGTGATGAGAGATATTAAGTTAAAAGATTTACGCAAAGGCAAAGGAGCAGGTCGCCCAATGATGCCCACAAAAGGTGGTAAATTAAGCAGAGAAGAACTCAATAAAATGCGAGATGAATTATTAAAAGATGTAAGAAAAGACTTAGGAATGAAAGCTGGTCGACCCAAAAAAGCAGTTACACAAATGCGTGAGAAAAAATAAATTAAATAAAATTAATTTGTTATATAATAATATATAATAATGAGTTTACTTGGATCAATTGGTGGAAGTGTAATTCGTGGTGGTTTAATAAAAGGTGCTTTGAAAGGAGCAGTAAAAGGTCTTAAAGCTGGAGCTGGAAAAATAGTGAAAGGTATTAAAAGAGGAGGAAAAAAATTAGTAAAAGGAGTTAAAAAAGGAGCAGATAAAATTGTGCTTGGAGGTAAAAGGTTAGCTGGGCAAATAAAAGCGTTACCTGATAGTTTTAAAAGAGCCAAAGCATCAGCTTTTCCGAAAAAACCACAGGTAATGGGAATTACAAAAAAAGGTAAAATTATGATAACAAAAGCACCTGTTGGTAGAAGTTTTCCCGAAAAAGTTTCAACATTCTTTAAACAATTTTCAAGATTTCAAAAACGAGCAGGGGATAAAGTAATAAGAAAAGAACAAGCAAGTAGGATAGCAAAAGTACTTGATAGAGTAATGAAAAATGAAAAAAATTGGGAAAAAGTAGTAAAAAAATTAAAACCTAATGATACATTCATGAGCAGAGCTACTCAGAAAGTTTTGGGAGCAATTGAAGGAGGAAAAAAACTTATAAAAACAATGTTTAAAGAAGGTGCTGAAAATGTTGCTGTTGATCAAACATTTCAATTGGCTGGTAAGGCTGGTTTAGGTTTGGCTGTTGGGGCTGTTTCAGGAGCAACAACAGGAGCAGTTATTGAAAGTAAAAAATAAATAAATAAATAAATTAATAATTAATTAATTAATTAATTATTTTATATTTAAAGTAAAATTTAGGAAAAATAGATAAATCTAACTGTGACAGTTTTTGTCATACTTAGTTTTATAAATCTAACTATGATAAAAATGAGCATAAAAATATATTTTTATGCTTAAAACTGTCATAATTAGATTTAATAAATCTAAAAATGACAGTTTTTGGCATATTTAGATTTATTTGCGTTAAATTTAGCAAAAAATAATAATCTATGGAATATATATATGACTTCTTTTGTGTATAAACTATTTTGCCCTGAAGAACCCGATGACTTTTATATTGGATCAACTAACCGCAAGTTAACACGTAGAGTTAATGAACATCGGTATGATATTAGAACAAAACGATGGTCTCAGAAAAAGGCGGATTATTTTTCTGATAAAGTCGATAAAATAAAATGTGAAATAATTGGTACTTATTTTAATATAAATAAAGATGAATTATTACGACATGAGAGATATTATGTTGAAAATTTAAAACCCACACTTAATTCATGTTGTCCAGTTAGAGATAAAGGTGAATATAAAAGATTATATTATTTAAAAAATAAAGAAAAGATTTGTGAAAAAAGAAAAGAAATAGTTGAATGTGATATTTGTGGAAAAAAAGTTTCACGCAGAAATTTAAATAGACATAAAAAAAGTAAAAATTGTAAAATTAATACTGGATTTGAATAAATATAATGTTTAAATTAAAATATTATATTTATATATAAAACTATAATGGGATTATTTGATTCGATAGGAAATGTTGTAAAAGGTGTAGCAGGTGATATTGGAAAAGGAATAAAAAGAGGTACTGGTAAAATTATGAAAGGAGTTAAAAAAAATGTATTAACTAAAGGTTTTGGTAAGGGATTTATGCGAGGTTTACGAACTGTAGGAAGAGCTTTACAATTACCAGCAAAAACAATACAGGGTAATGATCCATTAGCTAAAAAGATGGGTGGAGCTGGTTTCTTGTCACCTATCAGTTTAGGAGCTGATATTGCTCTAGCACCTATTACTGGTATTGGTTATCTCGAAGAATTAGCAGGAGATAGAGGATTACAAAAAAAACTTGCTTCGGGAGATCCGAACACAATTATTGATACTACATTCGCTGGTTTAAGTTTAGTCCCTATGTCAGGTGCTAGTAAAGTCGCAAAAAAAATAGGTAGAGGAGCTAAAGGTGGGATTAAAAAAGCAGGTCGAGCTTTGGGATCTGCTTTAAAAGGCTTATTTTAAAAGTGTCGAAAAGTTTGATTTATTTTTATAATTGAATTTAAAAAATCGACACATTTTATTTTTTTTTATTAATATAATAATATATATATATGGATTCTGATAAAAAACAAGATAAGCAAATCAAAGATTTACAAAAGAAATTAAAAGATCTTTCGGAGAAATACTTAAAGATACAAAAGAAAAAAACAAAAGATCCACAAAAGTTTAAAAAAATAAAAAATAGACTCAAAAAAAAACAAACTAGTACTAATAAATCAGAATTAACAAAATTAATTCAAATGCTTCAATCTGCTGGTAAAACAGCTGAAAGAGCTTCAGGGTTACCAATTCAACAAGCTTTAGCTCCAACGCAAATAGGCACGACAGCTGGAAGAATTTTACAAGGTCAAATTGGCGATAAATTAAAAGGAAAACCTGTTGAAGATTGGAATAAATTTAAAGATGCTATGGTAAATATTCGTGATAAATATAATAATAATACTTTATCAATGGCAGATATCGCAAATTTGTATGAAAGCGGAAAAGAATTTGCTGATACTGTTCAACGTAATTTACCTACAAGAGAACAACTTGAAACACAATACAATAATGCCAAAGATATTTATGATTATTTATTAAGATTTATTAACAGAAATAGACCTGCTAGAACTAATCCTGTAAATATTGATGACCCTCCTCCTGCTCAAGGCAATCAACAACAACAACCTCCACCCCCACCCCCTCAAGGTCAACCTCCACCTCCGCCTCCTCAAGGTCAAGGTGGTCAGCAACAACAAGAACAACCTCAACAAGAACAGCAACAAGAACAACAACAGCAACAGCAACAGCAACAGCAACAGGAACAAAGTGGATTTAGTAATTATTTAACTAACATGATGCCTAATCCTTTGGCGATGGGGGCTGGATTATTAGGTGGAGGTGTTTTATTGAGAAATAGATTATTTAATAGGAGAGTTAATCGTGATAATAATGTTTTGGTTGAAAGAGTAATGGAACAAGGTGGTAGGGGTTTGGCTGAAGCCGTTGCTGGTGGTGTTGCTCAAGAATTAACAAGACCTAGATTAGATTCAACTCAAGATTTACAAGAAGAAATCCGTAACAATCAATTAGACCAAGAACAGAGAAATGATAGGTTTTCTGAAACGTTACGACGAATGCGAGAAGAACGAAACATGCCCGATAGACCAATCAAAGAACAACGACCAGCTATGCGAGAGCGTGATAATGAGCAAAATTTAAGACAAGAATTTGGGCAAAGACAAAGAGATAATGATGAACTAAGAAGATCACAATCTTCCGAATCCACTCCTATTCCAAGAGAAAAGCCTAAAAAAGTTCGTGGTGCTAGGGAAATGATGAGGACATCACAGGAAGGGGAGGAATTTGTTGAAAGGGGAACAGTAAATCGAGCATCACCTGAAGTTGCTGAACAAATGGACAGGGTTTCAGGGTCAAGAGAACCTGAAATAATGAGAGTTGTGCTTCAAGGAAATTTACAGTCGCGATTCGGCGACGCACTAGCTCAATCGGCAGAGCCTTTTGCGGGAGAAACATTTCCATCATTCACAGAGACGGAACTGGTTGAGGGTAATTAGTTTACAACGAATAAAATAGGGTGTCGATTTTTTCGATTCAATTATAGAAATAGATCAACAAAATCGACAAATAAAAATGTTATATAATAATAATAATGAGTGACGTCAACAAATTAAGATATTTGCCAAGACAACCCATAGAAATAATATTAAATAGTAAAAGAGGCACACAAATCGGTTCTACAGATGGACATAAACGTTTTGAATTAGATAAAGAGATCGTTGCTAGAAAAGATGAGAACCTTTTGCTTTATTTAAAAAAGGCATTTATACCTTTTAGTTTTTATTGTGTATCAGCAAATCAAAATAATAATATATTTCAATATACTGAACTACAAACTGGAGGAAATAGTTTCTCAAATAAAATTACTGTACCTGATGGTAATTACAGTATTACAGAACTATTAACTATATTACAAACTGACATGAATAACGCTGGACAAACAATTAATTCAACTAATAATAAATTTGAATTTAAAGAAACAAAAACCAATGGAGCAACTGCTGAATATACATTAACACTTACGTCAGGTGATTTTACAATTAGCGAGGTATGTGCTGAACTTAAAAGTCGAATGGAAAGTGCTTCATCAGCTGTAGGATTTAATTATACATATAATGTAAGTTTTGATTCAAGCACAAATAAAGTGACTTTTGCCCTTACGGGTGGCACTCTTGTTCAAAAAACAAACTTACTTTTTTCGGGAGGGATTTTTGCCAGTACTAGCGTTGGATCAGTAATAGGTTTTACTGCTGATGTTGAAATAACAACAAGCAGTTCAGCGACTTCAGATGGAACATGCGACCCTAACGCTGGTCATGATTTCAAATATACTCTTAGTTATGATGTTAACACAAATAAAGCATCATTTTTAATCGCTAGTGGAACTAATCCAAGTAAAACTACTTTAAATTTTAACACAGGTTCAGATGCCTCTGACTCGATAAGAAGAGTATTAGGATTTTCTGATGCTGATGTTGAATTTACAACAACAACAAGTGCTACATCTGATTTACAAGTTGACATGGCTGATGGTCTTGATAGTTTACATTTGAAAAGTAATTTAGTAGGAGATAATATTCAATCCACTGCTGGAGCGATCAATGGAGGTGAACTTTTAATAATTCCAGTAAATTTAAGCCCTTTTAGTATTTTATATTATTCAGAAGATGCTAACCCTTTTAAACATAAATTAAGTGCCGATTCAATTAAATTAATCGAAATTAAATTTACAGATAATAATGATAATGTTGTCGATTTTAATAGCATACCCTATACTTTAATTTTAGTTGCCGATTTTAGCTTTAATCCCGATGCTGAAGTAACAACTAAAAATAAAAGTTTATTAAGTGTCGAAGATAAAATAACAAATAATATAATTAATAAAGAATTAGAAAATAAACAACTATTTAATATGCTTATGAATAAAAAAGAATAAAAATAAAATGTATTATTATATAGAGTAATGAAAATTATTGAAAAAGAATCAGGCATTGAACCGAAAGGGGCTAAATTTCATACTGCTGACCGCCCTGAAAATTTAAGTGATTTTCTAAATTATGTAAATTTAACTTTAATTATTGGTCTCCCAGCCTCAGGCAAATCATCTTTAATCAAAACGTTACTAAACGGTACAAGAGAAGATAATTTGTACAATAATGTTTTTAATAGCGTTTATTATATTTCGCCCAGTGATACAATGGATTTGAATTTACCCGATGATAAAATCATAAGTTTAGATAAAGAAGATTTAAGTGTTATTTTACAAGATATTATTGATGCTGAAAAAGATCAGGGCGAAGATGATGACCCTCACAGGGTTCTGATAATCCTAGACGACGCAATAAATTACATCAACACCAACAAAAAAGCACTTTCAGTTTTTCGAAAATTAGTCATGAACGGTAGACATATTTTAGGTCGAAATTCATCTGTAGCTCTTTGGATTGTTTCACAAAAAATTAAAAGTGTACCCCTTACAATCAGGTCTCAAGCAAATCAAGTGTTTTTCTTTGACAGTACTAAAGCAGAAAAAGAGATAATTCGTGATGAATTCACCCCACTAGATCGTAAAGAAGCAAATCAATTATTTGAATATGTTTATGATGAGCCACATAACTTTTTATTTATCAATTTACAACTTCCAAAATTTAAAAGAATGTTTAAAAAGTTTAATCAATTAATATTAAAAAACTTTAATTAGGTTGTCGATTTTTATGTGTCTATTATAATATTTGATTAATAAAATCGACACTTTTAAAAGTATAAATATAAATGTGATAAAAAATCTAAAAATAAAATATATATAATATATATATGGATCTAGAACAAGTCATAAAAAAAAGCAGACCTAATATAAATCAAAATACATTAAAAGCATATATAGGAAATATTAAAAAACTTAATAAAATAATTACAAAATCAGATGAAATTAAAAATCTTGATTTTCTAAAAGATATTAATATTGTTATGAACGCTTTAAATGAAAAGTTAACAACTACCAAAAAAAATTATTTAGTAGCTGTTTTAGTTGTTTTAATGAGTAATAAAAACAAATTTGAAAAACAAATTCAAGATTATTCAGATAAAATAAAAGATCTACAAAATCAAGTTAATGACAATTATGATAATAATGAAAAATCAGATAAACAAGATAAAAATTGGGTCGATTATCCTGAAATATTAAATTTATTAAAGAAAGTTAAAAAAGAAGTAACACCTATTTTACAAAAACCTCAAGATCAATTAACAGCAAAAGATAAAGATGCTATTCAACAATATTTAGTTTTATATTTATATTCAGGAAAAGCTTTCCCTATAACTAGAAATGATTTCGCTGAAATGAGAATTGTAAAAGAAACAGATGAATTAGATAAAAATAAAAATTATTTTGTAATCAAAAAATCAGGTACACCGTATTTTAAATTAAATGAATTTAAAACAGCGAAATTTAAAGGAGATATTGAAATTCCAATAAAAGACATGGAATTACGCAGATTGATCAATAAATGGACTAAAATAAATGGCACTGGATTTTTGCTTGTTAATATTTCAACTAATACACCAATGACCCCAAATGGAATATCTAAATATTTACAAAAAATATTTAAAAAACATTTAAATAAAAATATTTCCACATCATTAATTCGCTCTATTTATACTACTCATAAATATAAAGGAAATATGAGTATTAAAGAAAAAAAACAATTAGCAACTGAAATGATGAATTCAAAAGGAACTGCGGAAACAGTTTACAATAAAATAGATTAAAATATTATATATATATAAGTATTATGAATAGTTTAGACAATGTGAAAAATGTTATCGCACCGATCAGATTTGTGCCATTTACAAATAATAAGGGAAAAATTATGGAAGGAATAAAAAGAAATAATAATAAAGTTTTTAAAAATTTAAAAAGAAATGTAATTTTAAAAATTAATTCTAACGTTAAAATATAAGATGGGATTATTTTCAGCTATCGGCAAAATGGCAAAAGCAGTTGCTCCTAAAATTATTAAGGGGTTGAAAGGAGCAAAAAATATCGGTGGAAAAATTGTTAAGGGCATCAGCAGAGGAGCAGGTAAGATCATTAAGGGTATCAAACGTGGAATAATGAATGCTCTAGGTAAATTAAATATTAAGGTAACAGGACAAACCAAAGGTGCTACAGGAGTTGAACAAGTAATAAAAAGAGGAGGTCAAGCTCCAGTTAAATTATCCACGAAACTACAAAAACAAGGCAAATTTAAAATGGGTGGTAAACCAAATGTAGGCGGAAAAAAAGGTAAACGGAGATTATCGTCTGCTGAAATGGAAATGATTGAAATGTAATACTTTTAAAAAAAGTATTGTCAAAACAGTATAGGTGTGTCGATTTTTTAGTGTCAATTATAATATTTGATTTAAAAAATCGACAACTGAAAAAATAATAATTAATTATAATATAAATGTATTCACTAATTAATTATTATTTTTATGATGAAGATTTAAATATGGCACATGAACAAATCGACTTTTATCGACAGCGAATAAAAACAATTCAAAATAAAAATGGTATGAATCAAAAAGAAAAAGATGAAAAAATAAAAAAAATAGAATTTACAATTAATTGTATTAAATACACATTTTCATTATAATACTAATCTTTTTGACATTACTTTTTTTTAAAAAGTATTAATATTCTAAAAATTGTAATTTATTAAAATTACGACACATTCCAGTTATAGGTTTAAATGTATCAAAATTTTCATAATAATCTTCTAATTCACGCTGGTAATCCCAAGAATATTTATTATCTAAATATTGAATTAAATCTGTTAAATTTACATGTCTAAATTCATTACTAAAATACTTTCCTTTCATAATTAGATTAACAATACTCATAACTTTTATTTTTCTAAATAAAAATAACTCTATATATTTAATTATATCATTTGTATATTTATATGTAGGATTAGCATCTCTTGGTAATATATCTATAAAAATTCGTTTCTCAACACGAATATTCATTAGTTCTGTAATATTATTTTTTTTCATTTCATTAAGATATTCATTTACTTGTTCTAAATTTAAATGGTCTACTAATGTGTCATCATTAATATCAGATATAGTATAGGAATGTACTTGTTTATTAATATAACTATTATTTAATTTTTTTAAATTAAAATAATTATTAATATCCATACATTTCGGTTGTTTTTTTTTAGAGGACATTAAATGTTATTAATACAAAATCAATTTTAAAAAAATTAATTTTATAAACTTTAAATTTATAAACTTTTTTTACAAAATCTTTTTGACAATTTTATTTTCTGTTCAAATAGTATAAAATGGGATTATTAGATATGATAAGCGACTCACTCGATCCAAAATTTCAAGTTACTGAATTGACTAAGCCTACAACAATTGCCCGTAATGTTGCGGGAGATCTTATTAACAGGTTACCTTCAAAATCAAGAGATTATACACAACTTGGTCGAAGTACTATGGGTTTACTTGGTAAATCAACACGAATACCTTCAGTTATTAGAAATATTATCTAAATATAATATAATGACTAAACGCAAAAAAAAAGCTATTAAATTAAACAGAAAAATCGAAAAGCCTCACCCTGAAAAAGATCGACCAAAAGATTTTATAGAAGCTCCAACAAAATTTCAACCTAAATTTACAGGTATTGACATAGGAATAATGAAAAATTTGCCTGTTGGTGCTTATTCAGATGTACCAAAATTAGGTGGAGCATTCAACATGAATAATTTATTTGGATAAAAATTTTAATTTTATTTTTTAAAATTTTACAAAATTGATTTTTGTTAAACATAATTTAATGGCGACTAATTATCGAGTTAAGATTATCACGGATAATAATAAAAATAAAAAGGAGATTATCGTTAATTTCAGTGAAAAAAATGACGCTCAAGAATATATAGAAGAAATCGGCAACCTGTTGTCCGATAGGCAAACACCGTTGAAACGAGGGGATAGCTTACCTGATGATTATGAGTTTTCTGAGCGTCATATTTATAACCTAACAGGGGAAAAAATAATAATTAAATTTGAAAAACTAAAAAATGAATAATTTATTTGGATAATAAATCTATTTCAAGTTGTCTTGAAATTTGAAAAATGTTTTTCATCAATGGATTTACTTTTTTGGCTCTGTCATAAAAATAGTTGTAAATAATATCTTTTGTATAAACAGGTAAGCCTATGCTTTCATTGAGATATGCTATTAAATCTTTGATATTGGTAAATGTTTTTTCGGGTAATTCACTGTTAAATTGTGCCGTGTATTTATACTTTTTCATTTATTAATATATTATAATATTTTTATTATTTTAAATAGTTATAAACTAAATAATTAAAATCAATTTTTTTTTAAATATTTTACTTTTAAAAAAAAATATAATAATAATACAATAATGCCAAATAAACAAGAAAAATATCAACTAACTGAACTAGATTATTATAGAGAAAGGGAACTTAAAAAAGCCTTAGCAGAAATAAAAGCCTCTACTATTCCAATTAAAAAAGTTTGGAGTTTAAGCAAACCACAAGTCATGAGTGCTATTAGGAATAGTGGATATAAGCTTATTCCTGAAACGTCCACCAAAGCTGGATTTTTACAAGTTGAAAAAGCTCCACACTTACGTAAAAAGGGAAAAATAAAATTACCACTGGGTGTTAAAGGTAAATTCCCACAGAATCCCTAAAATTGATTTGAATTAGAAATCAAATTTTTTTTGGCACACATACCGTGTGTCGA